GTTCCAACCAATCGCATCAAGAATTGCTTTGAGTGGTTCAACAAAACTCTTCTCAAATTGTAGATCATAATCTATATACTTGTCAAGTCCAATTTCAGTCGGAAAGTCTTGAATAAAAGAAATTACATTCTCTTGTATGAGATTTGGTTTTTTAAGGTAAAGAAACTTGACCTTCTCACCATTACCAATGAGTGAATATTTATTCTCCAACTTCTTCTGCTTTACATAGTGATTGAATAGTAATGCACCACGAATATGTATTGGTGTTCCCTTTGTATAGATTGTAGACGATGCTTTATACTTTTGCACATTTGATGCAGTGCGAGGAAATGCAATATCTTCTGGTGGAAGTGTCTTGAACTTCGCACGACAATCATCAATATAATCAATCACTTCTTCTTCAGTTCCATTCATCATTATCTTCAATCCATCCTTGATCATTGTGCGACAAGGTGCAGGAGTTGATGACTTCACTGCTTCAATACCCATCATCTTCAGTTTGGGTTCATCATATCTAACTCCCTCACTATCCCATACATTTAGAATATATCTTTTCTTTGCTGTCCATATGCCACGATCTGCGATGTTCTCTCTTTTCATAAACATCTTCTGATCGTAGGCATTTACGTACTTGGCCAACGTTTCATAAGAACTCGTAATATACTTTTCAAGTTCCATTTCACAGATCTTATTAAGGAACGAAACAACGCTTTCATTAGTCTTCTCTCTCCCCTTGTATATAACCTCGACCAGAGGACCCAGATTGAGGTAGATACTATCAGTATCACTAGCAATAACATAATCTTCACCCTCCGTTTTAAGTATTTTGTTTAGATAATTGTTCATGCGGTTTTCAATCCAACGAATTGAAACCTGCCCTGATAAGGTAATTGCTTCCGCATTTGCTAATTTATAATATCGGAAGTATTGATTACCAATCGCACCATAGGCAGAGTTAAGAGAAATCTTCTTTGCCATCTGAATATTATTACAACGAGCAATCTCTTTCGTAAGTTCAACAGAAGGAGATTTTTCATATTTCTTCTTTGCAGTAATCATTCTCTTCTTGAAGATGACTCTTTCGTTGTACATCTTCTCCATCAATTCTGGTAAGAACCCACGAACATCCTTACGGAACATTGCACCATTTGCACATATTGCATTGTCCTTATACATCTCAAATGTAAGTTCCTCATTGAGTATCTTATCGACTGTTACTGATGGGTGTTTTACATCCAAAAGAGTTTCGGGTGAAATATTATATTGCATAATCAAATGTGGATATAGACTATTCAAGTCAAATGACACCACCCAATCATACTTACCAGGTATTGGTTCTTTTACATAAGCACCTGCATATTTTGCATCTTTCTCAGATCTTTCTTTTGGAGGTATAACAATGTTTCTTCTCTTCAAATAATTGTAGATAATTGTGTCCCACATTCTTACCTGATAGAACACATCTTCATAGTTAACCTTTGCATCATACGCCATCGTCAAGGCAAGTTCAATCAACTTCATCTTGTCTTCCAATCGGTCAACAAGTTCAACGTCAATGATGTTATATTCTACAAACTTTTGCCAACCATTTGTATAGAAATCTTTGAATGTATCAAACTCTGAGTGGTCAAGTTTCTTTTGCCCAAGTTCAACACTTGCAATATAATCCAAACGATATGATTCTTGTGCTTTGTAAGTAAACTTCTTATAAAGATCAAGATAGTCCAACTGTGAAACACCACCAATATCATATGAGATATGTCTACGACCTGCAATGAAAGTTTCACACTCAGTAACCAAACCCCAAGGTGACATTCTCTTCATTAGTTTGCCACCAAGAACACGATCTAATCTACGACAAACATATGGAATATCATATAACTTACTGTTCCAACCTGTAATAACTTCTGGTGTATTATCTTCAATCATCCACCAGTTTATGAATGCATTTAGAAGTTCATACTCTGAACTGAATGACTTGTAAATTACATTCTCCTGTTTATTATTGAAGTCACCAACACCCCATGTAATAATTTGTTTTGTTGTGTAATCTTGTATTGATATAAGAAGTATCTCTTCTGCAGCAGATTCTACGTCAGGGAAACCATTTTCTGACTTCACCTCAATATCAAGTGTGACTAATTTAATCTTTTCAATATCAAACTTGACTTCTTGCTCTGGATACTTGTCTGATATGTATTGGTATATAAATCTCTCGTTCCCATATACATCAAAGTTTTCTATCTCCGCATACTTCTTTATAAACTCACGACAATCACGTACAGTGCCAGGTTTGATAGGTTCAACAACATCTCCTGTCAGTGTTTTGTATTTACTTTTTCTTTTAGAGTTAACAAAAAGAGTTGGATAGAACTTCTCACGGGTTGCGAAATGTTTTCCATCTTCATAACCACGAACTAAGAAGTTATCTCCAACCATTTGAACGTTGGTGTAAAACCTCATTCTTTAATCAAATTTAAATATTGTTCTAACAGTGTAGGTGTTGGGATCGCTAATGTCAAGATCTTATCAGAACCCATCATAAAAGTATCATCTCTCGTAAGATCCATCATGAATGGTTCAAGAATAGTTTTACCTGATTCTGTATTGACAATGTATGGTTTTGTAAGTTTACAATCTGGTTGTCCTATATCCTCAGTTGCAACCTCATCTACCTGACTTATTATGTAATTATTATTTGTCAGTGCTATTACTCTCACTTCCATTTATTTTCTCCAGATACATTTCTTTAAGACTATCTATAGGTTCTACAATAGTCATCACTTGATGTCTTGGAATTAATACTTCCTTATCTGCCGATAATAAAATCCAAGGAGATAAAGTGATTTGAATTTGTCTATCGTCATCAGTTTCAGCAAGAAATTCTTTTTCAGCTGTGATGCGATGAGCATTAGCAAACAAGTAACCAATTGGTTTACTGTCATCTAATAGTTCTTTTATTTCTGCAATAACTTGATCTTGATCTTGCAATACTGCCAGTTTAATAGCCATAATAAAATATAATTGATTTGGTAGATTCCTATCGCCGCTTATGCTGAACCTACCAAAGGGCATAACCGCAGTCAGTATTTCTCTGACCCTTATATTATAACATAAAAAAAGGGTTCGTCAAGAACCCTTTACTTTATTTAAAGATAATCTTTTCGAGCATGGTGATCAGGAATTATTTTTCCTAATTTAACTGTGAGGAGTCCATCTTTAAATTCTACATCTTTAACTTTTACATCATCCGATAACTGCCAAGTTCTATTGAAAGATCTTTGTGCTAGTCCTTGATGTGCATAATTAACTGAATCATTATCTTTAGATTCTTTCTTTCCTTCAATAATTAGTTTTCCATATTCAGTATAAACTTTAATGTCTTTCTTACTAAATCCTGCAAGTGCAATCTCTAGTACTGACTCAACATTGTTTAGATGAATTAGATTGTAAGGTGGGTAGTTTGATGAATAATCGTCATTAAAAAATCGGTCAAGGTAATCGTCCATACCTATGCCGTTTCTGTTGATTATTTTCATCAACTCTGGTAAGTTTGCAGAGTGATAGCGTTGTAGTGCTGTCATAGTTGTTCTCCTTTAAAAGCGAGTATAAAATGTGAACCCTTTCGGCATTCAATACTAATTATACTTTAAACCATTTGCATATGCAGAGGAGAACCGATCAACCCATAGTCGGGTTTCCCGCCAATTCTTTACATGGTACGTTTTACCGAGCCTTTCCTTTACTGCTCTTGCCAAAGGATAATCATTCTGTCCCTCCTCCATCATATCTCCAAAGAAATGAACTTCATCATCAAAATTAAAAAATTTAATTATCTGACTCTTATCACTATCAGATATATCAAGTCCTGTCTGTCCTCCTATCTGAACATTTAAATCAGGAAATTGATTTTTAATTCTGTCTGCAATCGCAATTCTTTCAGCAGTATTTCTATCCCATTTTACATACTCTTCTCTTCCTTCCATATTACCTTTACCTCTACCTAGAATACTAAAATTAATTCCACCAGGTCTACTCTCAATATGATCACCTGTTCTTATAGGAAAGGTGCTGTAATCTAACTCATCATTAAGAAAAGAAATTAATTCATCAGATGGTTTCCAATCTGATCTATAAACACTATTCCTTCCATCGTAAATATCTGATCCAGAACAATTAAATACTCTCTTACATCGGTTGTAAATATCAGATCCAACCTGCTCAACAGTTTTTGCACGATCACTTCCTGTAACCAAGTAGGTATCATATTTACAACAAAAAATAAGAAACTCAGCAGAGAATCCTACATCCATTTGTTTACGACTTGGTGTTAGAGTTCCGTCAACATCAAAGATGAATTTTTTCATATCTTCCAAATTTTATCACAATAATCTTGAATTGATCTATCAGATGAGAAGAACCCAGACCTTGCTATATTCACTAATGACATTTTACTCCATTTTTTCTTATCTGTCCAGACCTTACTTACATGTTCATGAGCTGCAAGGTAATCAGGTAAATCTGCTAATACAAAGAATGGGTCATAGTATGCAAGATTATCAATGATAGGACGGAATGTTTCCTTTGTGCCACCACTGAAAAATCCTTTATCAATCAAAGTAAATATTTCTTTTAGTTCATCAGACATATACATTTGTGGATCATACTTCTGATCTCTCAACATTCTGATCTCACTTTCATCATTACCAAATATAAAGAAGTTGTCCTCTCCAACAAGATTTCTTATCTCTACATTTGCACCATCAAGTGTACCAATTGTCAAAGCACCATTCATCTGGAACTTCATATTACCAGTGCCTGATGCCTCTTTACCAGCAGTAGATATTTGTTCAGATAGATCAGCAGCAGGATAAACTTTCTCTCCCAACTTTACACTATAATTTGGTAGAAAGATTACCTTCAAGACATCGTTTACATCAGGGTCATTATTGATTACGTTTGCAATACCATTGATAAATTGTATAATAAGTTTTGCCATGTAATAACCTGGTGCTGCCTTACCACCAAAGATTACAGTTCTTGGTATTGGATTCTTTTCAACACCATTTTTGATACGGAAATACTGAAATATGACTTGTAGTGCTAATA